GTCGGCAAGCTATGAGGCTTGCAGGGCTTCCTGAAGAGTTACGTCTGATGGACTTACGTAGGACAGGCACAACCGAAATGGTTGAAGCTGGTGTCGGTATGGCACAAATCATGTCGGTTACAGGACACAGTAACCCACAGTCAGTTAAACCATACATGAAAAATACATTTGCAAGTGCGAATTATGCATTGACGACACGAGAAATGCATGATATAAGCATGGACAAGTGCCGCACAGGAGAGTGATATATGTATAATAATATATTAAACATTATAAGTGATATAGATATACCTAATGGTAATACAAAGAGAATGAATTGTCCTAACTGTAATGGGTACAAGACATTCACTGTCACTAATAATATGGGTTCTCTTGTGTGGAATTGTTACAAGGCTTCTTGTGGCATCAAAGGCGGCACTCGTGTCCATCTTACAGTGGATGACATACGTGCTGGCTTCTCAGGTGCAGATGACTTTGCTTCTCAGGAAACATTCACTCTGCCGGAGTACATTGTACCCGCTAACTTTGACGTAGCTGAATGGGCTATGGAATTGTATGGTCTTGACCATGAAGAGTTAGGCTTGATGTATGATGTGAAGGAGCAACGTGCCGTATTTCCTGTTAGGCATGGTACAAAGATTGTTGATGCAACAGGACGTGCATTGACACATCGCCTACCTAAATGGAAACGGTACGGAAATAGTGGCTTGCCATACATACATGGTTATGGTAAAGTCGCTGTAGTTGTTGAGGACTGTGTGAGTGCCGCAGTTGTGGGTAATGACGTATGGTGTGGGGTTGCCGTGTTGGGTACGTCACTATCCGAATCACACAAGAGGTATCTCTCACAGTTCTCAACGGCAATAATTGCGTTAGACCCTGACGCACTACCTAAGACCCTACAGATGGCAAAGGAACTACGTGGGCATGTAGATAATGTTCGTGTCCTGCGCTTGACAGATGATTTGAAATACCGCAACCCAACAGACTTTGAAAACCTAACCAACATGGGAGATAATTAATATGGAACTAGCCCTAGTACGCAGCCTTATGGACAAGTCGTTCTACGATGACCATCGTGGTTCTAAATGTCCTGACCGCCTGTTCAGTAAGGATGTACGTAAGATTAAACAGGCAATTGATACAGCAATGGATAGGTATGAACGTACTGTCTCACCCGATGAGATTGAAGCACTGTTCATGTCAAACAATCCAACGCTTACTACAGCACAGAAGCAAGCCTTCGCCAGCCTGTTTGCACAGGTCAAGAAGGAACAGCCTATGGGCAGTGACATTGCACAAGAGGTGCTGTCTAAGTTGTTTCAACAGGTAGTGGGCGAGGACGTGGCAAACATTGGCTTTGATATGGTCAATGGTGATGCTACTACACTGGAAACACTACGCAGTCTGCTTGAACGGTATGGTGATGACTTTGTGCCTAACCTCAACATTGAGTGGGATGATATCAGTATTGAAACACTCATGGCAAAGGCTGAGTTGGAAGCACGTTGGCAATTTAATCTACCCTCAGTAACACGTAAGGTAGAAGGTGTGAGTGGCGGTCAGCTTATTGAGGTAGGTGCTAGACCTAACACTGGTAAAACATCCTTCCATGCCAGCTTGATTGCTGCACCGGGTGGGTTTGCACATCAAGGTGCTAAGTGTGTTATCTTATGTAATGAAGAGCCTACCCACCGTGTCGGTGCTAGATACCTTACAGCAGCAGCAGGTATGTCTGCCGCAGAGGTGAAGAGCAATATGGGTAAGGCCAAAGCACTGTATGAACCTGTGATGAACAACATCAAGATTAAAGATGCAGGTGGTCGTGACATGCCGTGGGTTGAGTCTGTATGTAAAGCGTACAAGCCTGACGTACTTGTGCTTGACATGGGTGACAAGTTTGGTGTAGCTGGTAGTTATGCCAGACCAGATGAAGCCTTGAAAGCCTGTGCTATTTATGCTAGACAGATAGCAAAGACATATGACTGTGCTGTATTCTACATGTCACAGTTGTCAGCAGAAGCAGAAGGTCGTACTACACTGAACCAATCTATGATGGAAGGTTCACGTACTGGTAAGGCAGCAGAGGCTGACCTGATGATACTGATTGGTAAGGCAGCTACTGTCGAAGGACAAGAAGAAGATAGTCCAATGCGTCACATTAATATCGTGAAGAACAAGCTGAATGGCTGGCATGGTATGGTGAATGTGGAACTGGACTACAAGACAGCGAGGTATGAAGGATGAAGATAACCTTAGACGTAGAGAACGTAGGGCAGAAGAGGGATGGTAAGTTACACCTTGACCCCTTTGAGCCTGACAACTCTCTTACTATGATTGGTATGCTTACCGATACAGGGGAAGAACGGCTGGTTACATTTGACCATCAGGACTGTCCACCTACCCCAAACGGACATGCTCTGGTACAAGAGTGGTTAGATAAGGCAACAGTACTTATCATGCACAATGCCGCCCACGATTTGATGTGGCTATGGGAGTCAGGCTTTACGTATGATGGTGCAGTCTTTGACACCATGCTTGCAGAGTACGTGTTACAACGTGGTCTGAAAGAACCACTAACGCTTGAGGCATGTGCTGAACGATACGAGTTGGCTACACAGAAGCAAGACAGTCTAAAGGAACACTTGAACAGTGGTGGCACAGCTTACAATATGAACTATCCTAAGTTGGCAGAGTACTTGTCTGCTGACATACATGCTACCCAGCAACTGTCTGACAGGCAGATGTACAAACTAAATACCCCCGCTGATGCAGGGCTTATGAATAGTGTAACACTTACTAATGAAGTGTGTGTCACTCTTGCTCGTATGTATCAACGAGGTTTTACTGTAGACATGACAGCTTTACAGCAGGTTCATGACGAGTTTCTACAGGAGAAGGAGACATTGACTAATGAATTACAGGCTCACGTTAGGAATCTTATGGGTGATAGCCCTATTAATCTTAATAGTCCAGAACAACTATCTTGGGTAGTGTATGGACGCAAGGTATTAGACAAACAGTATTGGGGAAATGCTATTGACCCTTATATGGATGATGCTGATTTCCGTAGCCTGATGTCTGCTGGCACGGAGCGTGTATACAAGACTAAGGCAGAGCAGTGTACAGAATGTGATGGCACTGGATACATAAGAAAGGTAAAGAAAGATGGAACACCATTTGCTAAACCAAATAAATGTTCACATTGTAGTGGGTCTGGTTATTTGTTTGTACCTACTCAAGACTTGGCTGGACTAAAGTTCAAACCACCTAGTGCTAAGTGGGCTAGTGCTAATGGATTCAGCACAAGCAAACAGAACCTTGAGATATTAGAGGGTGCTGCCAAGTCTAAAGGACTTACAGATGCGGTTGACTTCCTATCTAAGGTACGTAGGCTGTCAGCCGTGGACACCTATCTATCTTCATTCGTTGAGGGTATACGTATGTTCACAAAGTCAGATGGTAAGTTGCATGTACGTTTGTTACAACACCGTACATCTACAGGTAGATTTAGTGGTGCTAACCCTAACATGCAGAACATGCCACGTGGTGGTACATTCCCTGTAAAGAAGGTGTTTGTATCTAGGTTTAATGGTGGTAAGATACTTGAAGCTGACATGGCACAGCTAGAGTTTCGTACTGCCGCATTCTTATCACAAGATGGAGTAGCAATTGAGGAAGTATCTACTGGATTTGATGTACATGCATACACCGCTAAAGTTATTACTGATGCTGGTCAACCTACGAGTAGGCAGGATGCAAAAGCGCATACGTTTGCGCCACTCTACGGAGCAACTGGATATGGAAGAACGCCAGCGGAAGCAGCATATTACACACACTTCAACGAAAAGTACCAAGGGGTCGCAGTTTGGCATTCCCGATTGGCTAAAGAAGCTATAAACACAGGCAAGATTACTACACCATCAGGGCGTGAGTTTGCTTTCCCTGATATAGTTCGTAAGCACAATGGCAGGGTGTCTCACTTTACACAGATAAAGAACTACCCTGTGCAGTCGTTTGCTACAGCAGACATTGTACCCATTGCATTGCTTCACATTGAACGCTTGCTAAAGGGTATGCAATCCTGTATAGTCAACACAGTGCATGATAGTATTGTTATTGACGTACACCCAGATGAAGAACAACAGGTAATTGATTTAATCAACCAAACAAATGATGACCTACCAGATTTGATTACACTTAGATGGGGAATAAAGTTCAATGTTCCACTGTTATTAGAATCAAAAATAGGTCCGAATTGGCTTGACACTAAAGATGTTATCTGATATAACTACCAAACTTAAACTGAATAGGAGATATAATATGACTTCAATCACAACAATAGATACCAACAACTTCGCAGCAATGGCATCAGCAATGGGCATTGACTCTGAGGGTGGAACTAGCAAGAAGCAGACCAGTACACTGGCTCGTCTTCGTATCAATCACTCACCAATTCTTGGCTCAGATAAGATTCTGGTTAAGGGTGGTACATACAAGCTAGATATTCCTGATGGGCCTACTTACTATGGTACGTCTATTAAGATGCGTCCTTACCTGCAACGCTTCATGTACAAGAAGTTTGTCATGGGCAGTGGGGGTAATCCTAATCGTTACGTAAAGACTGTGATGGCTAACAACTTGAACATTGACCTGAAAGATAATGATGGTGGGTTTAACTGTGGTAAACCTGCTGGTTACATTGCTGACTTCAAGTCATTGCCAGAGAAGACACAGGAATTAATTAAGCAGATTAAACGTGTCCGTGTTATACTAGGTACAGTAGAACTGACTGATGCGGTAGATGCAAATGGTAATCCTGCTGACGTTCCTGAGACACCTTTTATCTGGGAGATTGAGAACCGTGATGCCTTTAAGGATATGGGCCAACTGTTTACTAAGCTAAACAAGATGAAGCGGTATCCTGTACAGCACATTATGACAGGTAACACAGAAGAGCGTAAGTTACCTAATGGTAACAGCTTCTATCTTCCTGTTATGTCACTGGACTTGACTAACACTCTTGAACTAACTGACACAGAGCAAGAGACATTTGCTGACTTCATGTCATGGGTAGAGAACTACAACGAGTATATCATCAACGCTTATGCAGAGAAGGCTACTAGCAAGGCAGATGCTGAACTGGATGAGTTGAACATTGATGACGTTGTAGACATTGAACTTGACGAAGAGGTAGCATAATGAATCACCCTGCTGAAATGGCGTTGTATCAGTACATGGAAAATGCTGTCAAAGGCACTACGTCCATGTCAGACGATACCATCCAACAAGTTGCACAGGATGTATCAGATGCACTAAAGCGTCAGTTCGGTGGGGGCAATAAGCGTGATGGGTTTGGCTTACGTATGTCTAACATAGGTAGGCCATCCTGTCAGCTTTGGTTTGAAAAGAACAAGCCAGAGACAGCATTGCCCCGGCCTACAACATTCGTAATGAACATGATGCTTGGCGATATAGTTGAAGCAGTGTTTAAAGGATTACTCAAAGAGGCAGGAGTGGAATATGAAGATAGTAAAAAGGTTACTCTGGAGTTGCCTGACCATTCTATTTCTGGCACATATGATATTGTCATTCGGGATGCAGTTGATGATATTAAATCAGCTTCCGACTGGTCATACAGAAACAAGTTTGAGTCATACGAAACCCTTGCAAATGGTGACAGCTTCGGATATGTTGGTCAGCTTGCGGGGTATGCAGCAGCATCTGGAAAGAAAGCTGGTGGATGGTGGGTTGTAAACAAAGCCAACGGTGACTTCAAGTATGTACCAGCAGATGGTCTGGATGTAGATACAGAGTTAGGTAAGATTGAGGAGAACATAGATAAAGCACTGTCTGATGAATTAGAGAGATGCTTTGAACCAGAGAAGGAAACATTCAATGGCAAAGAGACAGGCAACCTAATACTAAACAAGGGTTGTACATTCTGCTCTTACCGACATGCTTGTTGGCCTAACATGAAGGAGTTACCAGCAGTTAAGTCAAAGGCACGTGAGCCTAAGATTGTTTCGTACATCAAACTTACAGAGGAATACGATGCCGCCTAACTTCAAACAGTTTAAAGCAGCACGTAAGTATGGGTATCGGTCAGGCTTAGAGGTCAAGATATCTGACTATCTTAAAGAACTACAGATTGACTTTGGTTATGAATGTATTAAGATAGAATGGGAAGACCTAGCCTACCGTACCTATACACCAGACTTTGTGCTACCCAATGGTATTATAATTGAGAGTAAAGGAATGTTCACTGCCGGAGATAGGCGCAAGCACTTAGCCATCAAACGGCAACATCCTAATCTTGATATAAGATTTGTCTTTGAGAATAGTAGACGAAAGCTACGTAAAGGTGCTAAGTCTACCTACGGTGAGTGGTGTGATAAGTATGGCTTTAGATGCTATGACCGCATCATTCCAGAAGATTGGCTCAAAGAGAAAGGTACTAACAAACACCCTGCCTTCATTAAGTTTGGCGGTGACAAGATTAAAAGGAGAAAGTGAACATGAAAGAAAATGAGTTTACAGCAATAGAAGAAGATGATTTCGTTATACGTGTAAGACCTTTCAAAGACAGAAAGGGTTCATGGAATGGTGAGATTGACCTAGCAATTATAACCCAACCAGAAAACAGCTTTGATGATGAAGATTACTTTCAATTAACACACTTCTGCAAGATGCTTGCATCCACTGTACCTATCATGGAATACAATGAAGAACTTCGTAATTTAGTTCACGAATATGTCATGGATATTGTTGACAAAGAGAAGGAGTATCTGGTAGAACTAGAGGAAGGTCCAACTGTTGTGGACAGAGAAGACAATATTATTACTATTGACTTTGGTACTAAGACGAAAGGAAGTGCATGATGACAAGCTACAAAAACATTATGATGAAGATAGAGGAAGATGCAGAACGGGCTGGCAAAGAAGCCTATGGTAATGTGGATATGGTAAATAGTCCACCTCACTACAATGAAGCTGGCATTGAGTGTATTGATGCTATCTCTGCAGCATTAGGTGAAGGCTTTGAGTTTTACTTGCAGGGTAACATCATGAAGTATCTGTGGCGTTATCGGTACAAGAATGGTACTGAAGACTTGAAGAAAGCACGTTGGTACTTGGACAAACTAATTACAGAGGTAGAGGGATACTACGATGATAAGAGTTAAGATGTTTATCACAATGGATGTAGACCCTGAAGACTATCCTGTACCAGCAGATGAAAACGTGTCAGAGGAGATAGAAGAAAGCATACAAGAATACTTCTATGATATAGAAGGCATACACATTAAAAACATTAGAACCATACAGGAGTGACCCCATGTTAAGTAACCATTTACCTACAGACTATCAGAACTTCATTGCGCTATCACGATATGCACGATGGAAAGAAGATGAACAGAGGCGTGAGACTTGGACTGAAACAGTATCACGTTACTTTGACTACTTGTCAGGACACCTCAAGAAGAAGCACAACTACGTACTAGCAGATGAGTTGCGTGTTGAACTTGAGACTGCTGTTCTTGACCAGCATATTATGCCAAGCATGAGAGCCTTGATGACAGCAGGTCCAGCATTAGACCGTTGCCATGTAGGTGGATATAATTGTTCATACGTACCTATTGATAGTCCACGTGCGTTTGATGAGACAATGTACATTCTTATGTGTGGCACTGGCGTTGGCTTCTCAGTAGAACGTCATCACGTTGATAAGCTACCTATTGTGAATGAAGATATGCACCAGACTGATACAGTTATCAAGGTTGGTGATTCACGTCCGGGCTGGGCTAAATCACTGCGGGAACTCATTGCCATGCTATATGCTGGTCAAATCCCTAAGTGGGATGTATCAGAGGTACGCCCTGCAGGTGCAAGGCTCAAGACATTTGGTGGTCGTGCCAGTGGCCCAGCCCCACTAGAAGAACTGTTTGAGTTTATCATTGATAAGTTCAAGGCATCAGCAGGTCGTAGGCTCTACCCCATTGAGTGCCACGATATCATGTGTAAGATTGGTGAGGTTGTAGTTGTCGGAGGGGTCAGACGAAGCGCACTCATTAGCCTATCAAACCTGAATGATGACCAGATGAGTCATGCTAAAGCAGGTATGTGGTGGGAGAACGAAGGACAACGTGCGCTTGCAAACAACAGCGTTGCCTACAAAGAGAAGCCACAGATGGGTACATTCATGCGTGAATGGCTGTCACTGTACGAGAGTAAGTCAGGTGAGCGTGGCATCTTTAACCGTGAGTCTGCTAAGAAGCAAGCAGCTAAGAATGGTCGCAGAGATGCAGAACAAGATTTTGGGTGTAATCCATGTAGTGAAATTATCTTGCGTCCATACCAGTTCTGTAACTTGTCTGAGGTAGTTGTACGTGAAGCAGATACACAGCAGACACTGACAGAGAAGGTTCGCTTGGCTACAATCTTGGGTACATTCCAATCTACTCTGACTGACTTCAAATATCTACGTAAGATATGGAAGAATAACACAGAGGAAGAACGTCTACTTGGTGTATCACTGACAGGTATCATGGATAATCTTTTAATGTCTGGTAAGTCCAGCGAAAGAGGTAAGAATATATCTGGACTGCTTGAATCGCTAAAGGAAGTAGCAGTGGTTTCTAATGCAACAATGGCAGAGCGACTTGGTATCCCACAGTCAGCAGCTATTACTTGCGTCAAGCCATCAGGCACAGTGTCACAGTTAGTGGACAGTGCATCAGGTATTCATGCTCGTCACAATCCATACTACATTCGTACTGTTCGTGGCGATAACAAAGACCCGTTGACACAGTTTATGATGTCACAAGGTATTCCTGCAGAGCCAGATGTAATGAAGCCAGATAGCACAACTGTGTTTAGCTTCCCAATGCAGTCACCCTCTAGTGCGGTAACACGTAATGACATGTCTGCCATTGAGCAGCTTGAGTTGTGGCTTGCGTACCAGCGTCATTGGTGTGAACACAAACCATCTGTAACAATCTCTGTGAAAGAGGAAGAGTGGATGGACGTAGGCTCATGGGTGTATGAACACTTTGATGAAGTGTCAGGCATTAGCTTCCTGCCATTCAGTGAGCATACGTACAAGCAAGCACCTTATCAGGATTGCACTGAGGAAGAGTACGAAGAGATGAAGGCACAGATGCCAGCATCAATTGATTGGTCTGCGTTGCAAGAGTTTGAGAAGGAAGACACTACCTCTGGTGGACGTGAGTTAGCATGTACTGCTGGCGTTTGTGAGGTTGTTGACTTGACAGCAGCATAATTAATACTATAGTGTTAATAAGTCTTATAAACAAGGCATAAGTAATACTAAAGTAGTATTAATGCTACAAAGATGTTGGTACTTTCTGTAGACCCTTTAAATCAAGAGACCACTTATTGAGTGCCGCAGCACCAGTGGTAGGGATAGGCCGGGAAAGCTAAGAGAATGGATGTGAGACTGCCAACACATTATAAGGAGAGTGAGATGGAAGTAATACAATATGAGGAAAACGGAGATGGCTCTGTAACTTTACAGGTTGTTATGGATACTGAAGAAAGCGCAAAGCTAATAGAGTTGGGGCTTTTAACGGCTCTGAAAAACTACATAGAAGACAACGATAAGGAAGAAAATGCTTGACGATACAGGACAGTTTACATTACTATGGTGGCAATGGTGGTTGCTTGCAATGGTAACACTTAACACCGCTTTGAATACTGTTGTATTCTTTAAGCACAGATTTAAAGGCTTTAACAAAACAGAGAAGGAGAATAGGAATGGCAATGCAACCAATTAAAGGCGCAGTTAACCGTAGATTTAGACCGTCTTCATACAATAGGAATGACTCTCTTGCAAAAGAAACAATCATTGCACACCTAGAAGCAGATGGGCATACCATCCTAGACTCAGAGGAAAACTATTCGTTTGACATTAAGAGTGAGAAGAACGGCAACATCTATTACAGTGAAGTAGAGATGAAGAACCAGTGGAAGGGAGATTGGAATACTGCATGGAAAGAGATACGCATACCGTATCGCAAGCACAAACTAATCAATAAGTTTGAGGAAGTAAAGTCAGACACCACCTTCTTAAACTTCTATGTGATACGTGGAGATTGTAAACAAGCATGGCGCATAAAGGACACACTGCTTGAGAAGTCACAGGTAAAAGAAGCACAGGGATTTAGAATTGAAAAGGGTGAACACTTCTTTCATATACCATATGAAGATGCAATACTTGTGGAGTTAAAAGATGGGCATAGAGCAGCAAGCTAAACAGTGGATGAAGGAGAAGTACAAAGACATGGAAATGAATGATTACCAACGTAAGTCAGTAGAGTTTGCCATCTATCCACACTCTCATAGCATTCTATACCCTGCACTTGGACTCGCAGGTGAGGCAGGTGAGGTAGCAAACAAAGTAAAGAAGTTCATACGTGATGGGTATGACCAAGAGAACTTTGAGCAGAAGAAGATTGAACTGGCAGGTGAGATAGGGGATGTGCTATGGTATTGTGCTGCACTGGCACGTGACTTAGGTTTTGACCTGTCTGAGATTGCACAGGAGAATTACAGTAAGCTGTCTGGCAGGAAAGAACGAGGCACTATAAGTGGCGATGGTGACAGTAGGTAGATGCTTTTAAACACACTCATATGTATAGGCTACTTCGGTTTCATATATTACCTACATAAAGTAGAGGGGGCTTAACTGCCCCCTTTATTATTTGAATGCACTTCTGTATGCTTTGCTGATTTCTACCAGTTCAAGTAAATCTTCATACTTTGTGCCATCAGCATCCCTGTCATACTTTGATTTAAAATCAATAGCTGCTAACTTTCTGTATTCTTTTGGTACACGTCTAAACTGTAGCATAGCATCTGCATAAGGCTCTGACGTTGCAGTCAACCCTTTGTCCTTAGATACTTCTTTTCGTACCTGTTTTATCTGTTCTTTTATTAGAGGGCGAATTGCACTAGATACATACTGCTCTTCTGTAATATCTTCTTTAAACTTATCTGACTTGTTCTGATATTCTTGTCGTAAGTCAACCTCATACTCTTTAGCCATATCTACAATGTAAGGCAGGGAATCACGTACTACTGTATTTTCAAACCTGCGAATGCTAGGTACTTTAGATTTACTTCCTAGTTCAAAGTCAGTGTAGCCAAATTGTTTAATATACTCACCATACTCATCGTCTACTGTAGCAAGGTTAATGCCACCGATTACACGGAACAATGGTGCTACACGAGATTTTTCTTCAGCAAACAAGAACTCACGCTTTGGTCTAGCTTCTTCAGCTTCTGCTGATTGAAATCTGCTAAATGACCTGTTCATCTCATTCATAAAGCTAGACTGAAAGTCTAATGTAGGGTCTTCCGCATTATCTTTATATTGCAATCCACGAACACCTGTAGCACGTTCAGCCTCGATAATCTGTGCAAATGGTACAGCCCATGTAGACAGATAATTACCTAATGACCTACCGAGCAAGCGTCCTGCCTGTTCTTCATCGGTTAAGTCTACACCTGTAGCAAGGTCAGCAATCTCTTGTATAAGGCTTTGCCCAACACCCTCACGAATATTAGTTCCTACGAATGTTTCAGTAAATTCTTTGGCTTTAAACCAATCATTAAACGTACCGTCCATAGCACGTTTAATGGCTTCACCAATGTACATAAACTGACGCATTGGATACTGTGGAGTTACATCCATAACAGTACCATCACCTGTCTTTAATTCCTTGTAGTCTGCAGGTGCTTCTTCTGATGTGCGATACTGATACGCTGCACCCGCTACTGCAATACCCTGTATGTTACGTGAGATGCGCTGTCTATCTTTCATAGTCATCTTGGGTACTTCACCCTTAGTAACTATGCTAGATATCTTCTTAGCCAAAGGTATAGATGCACCACCTGCATACTGACCCATCAATTCCATGCTGTTAAACATAAAACGTGGGAACGGTAATACAACAGTCAGACCATTACGTACAATGAACTGCGAGGTAGAACGGAACACAGGTACTTCTGGCTGCTTGGCATACGTAACATCAAGAGCCTTATTGGTAGCCTCTTCCATAATGTCTACAAATGACCTAGCGTCCTTTGGCCTTACTGTGCTTGCATCATTAAGTAAGTCACGTATCTGGCCCTTGTTAATTGTATCAATTAGGTCAATGCCGTATTCACGTTTGGTTAGCCTTTCTAATTCACCTAAGAAAGCACCTCTGCGAATCAGATGTTCCTGCCAACGGTTAGGTGTGTTCAGTACATCTACTGAATCTTCTAGTACAGATAGTACACTATCAACAGCCCCGCCTTCACCACGTCCTGTTAGCTTTTGTATCTCATTAATGTTGTTGAACAGTAGGTCTGCTTGTCCTGCAAGTTCTGGCTGCTCCATTAGGAAGTCTACATAGTCCTTAACATCAAGCCGTGTCTCAGGACCAAACATATACTTCATATGACGGAAGCTGTCTTTCCAGTTGTTTGTGGAGACAAGTTCTTTACCTGCAGCAGCATATCCTTTTTCATCCAGCATAAATAAGGCATTGTCCATGACATTGCCAAAGCCTTCCAGTGGCGCACGGATAGCACCTGACTGAAGGTTACGTGCAGCAGTAGCAAGCTGAGACACCAGCCCACCTCTACGAATGTTTTCGATACGCATGACTGTCTTACGAATAGAACCTGCAGCATTCTTAGTAGCTGCTTCCTGCATAGCAATCATTTCATTAGCAGGTCTCATACGCTTAATCTGTGATAGCTTTTGCAGTGTTCTACCTGCTTCTGAACCAGAGCCAACAACAGTAAGGATGTAGTCTTCAAAGCTGATGTTATACTTGTTAAGCATATCAATCAGTTCGTCACCAGCAATCAACTCTTTATTGACTGTCAATTCAAACAGATTGTCTATGATAGGTTTTTTATTATCAAATACTTCAGGATACTTTGCTTTTAAATCAGCTACAGTAGCTACAAGGGCATCTAGCTTTTCAGGCTTGAGCAAAGGCTGAGTAAGTTCATCGCCTTTACCTGCAAGTAAAGCTGCATCAGTCATGTCCACATCAGTAGCTAAGTATTTACGTACTGTGTTTCTATTGTCTTCAGCTATCTGCTCAGATGTTTCTACACCAGCCCTACGTGCTAGTTCACCGTCCAGCACTTTGTGTCCATCAACTACATTAGATACAGTCTTACCTGTGCGTTCCTCAAACTGTGTAATTAGTTCGTCTGAAATGTCACGGTTAGCCGCAGCAGTTTCCGCAGCACGTGCCTGTCTGTCAGCAATCTCATCTTGTGTAGCTGACCTTGCACGTTGAATACGCATCTTCTTATTCTCAATGCGGTCAATTAACTTTGCTTCTGCACGTGCTTGTTTAACTGCTTTCTTTATAAATCTATTAGCTGTTGCTACACCTGTACCAACTATAGGCAAACCTTCAGCTACAGCAAGAGCATCCAGTAAATCTTGACCTAGCTTATCTCCAGATTCTTCAGGAGCAAAAGGAATAAGCTGCTTACCCGTCATGCCCATAATCTTATTGTCTTCATCAAAGGTTTCGTGAATAACACGTGTAAGTGCTTCTGCAGATTCTTCTACAGTCTCACCAGCAGCTACTGCACCATACAATAGACCAGCTACTACATCATTAGATAGTTGTGCAGCTGCATTTGACAGTGGCTGCAATACTTTAGGTACGTATTTTTTAGATGCTGTTACAGCACCTGTAACATCACTAGCACCTGTAAATATAGGCGTACCCTCATCCCCATAAAAGGACCTACGTAGCATCTCTGTAGTTTCTAATTCAAATGCACCTTTTGTCTGTTTGTCTACAGAGGGAGCATCTGGAACTAACTTTACATTTTCTTCGGGGTTTGTGTCACTGACAGGTGCGCTGGGAACATACCTATAGCCTACAGGGGCTTGACCAGTACGCAGGTAATACTGCTCTGGTGTCTCATCCATTTCTGGAACGTCAGTAACAGCTACATCGTCTACAGGCTGGCTATTTGGAATGTCAGCTTCTAGTTCAGCAAGCTGATTTTCCACATCAGTCTCTTCTGCTATAGGCTCAGAAACACCTATAGTAGTTTTAGGTTGCTCATCAGCAACGGTAACACCTTCTAATGCAAGAAGCTGCTTTTCGATGTCATCATCTTCTTTCATTATTAGATGTACCTGCTGCCTGTCCAGATTGTAGTGACTGTAACATCACCACTCTTGTATTGAAGAACCGCACCGGGTTCTAAACTACTCATAAACTCTTTATCTTTTAACTGGTCACGAGTTACCTGTGTCTTAGTAACTTTATCGTCATTGATAAGGCTCATTTTGTAATCTGCTGTTTCTTCTTTTAACAAATCACGCTGTGCTTTTAGTGTATTTTCAAGAGTAGCATCCGTTATACCAGCGTATCTAGTTTCAACTGCATTAAATACACGTTCCATTCTAGCAAGATATTCCAGTTTATTTCCAGACTGAATGGTTTTTACCTTATCATTAATAGAGTCGTATAAACCCACAGGGGTTAGCTGCCGTTTAATCTCAGCGTTAATCACACTATCAATAGACTGCTTTGAGAATGTAGCAGTGTATGTGGGTGTTGATTCTGCTTGAGCAACTTTACCAATACCAGCAAGAGCCGTATCACGAATAGACCTTTGTGTCTGCAAATCAAGTTTATCATCTGCAGTCTTTTGTGTATCAGGGATAGCTTCGAGAGCAGCAATCTTTTGCTCTGATGCCACAAGCATAGCTTCGTAGGTGCTAAACTGCGGTGCATTCCTCTTCTTATCAAGTTCAAGTTGTCTGTCTTCAATGGTAAGACCAGCAAGTTCTTGAGATGTAACGAATGCCTGCGCATCACGTTCAGCAGAAGCTACAGCTAAATCCAAACGCTCACGTTCTTGTGCTAAACGTAAATCCGCACGAGCATTTTCAATTTCCTGCTGACTTGCATTTTCTTTATCTAATCTGTCTAATCTGTCTGCTGCTCTTTGAGCCTGTGCCATAGACTGTTCTGCTTGCGCCTGTGCTGTTACAAACCTACCCTCTTCCATAGTAAATCTACCTTCAGCACGTTCACGCTCACGTGCAGTCTCAGAAGCCTCTTCTGCAGCAACAAAGCCTGAACGGTCAATCTTAGCTTGTGCAGCACGTGCCTCTTTAGTAGTAAGTTCAGGTGCTGTAGGTAATGGTGCTTCTTCCTCTACCTGTTGCATTACCTGCTTACCAACATCCGGCTTAAAGAATTTGTACAGACCTGATGCTTCCATCTCATCTGCTGCCATAGGAAGAGTAGATACAGGAGTAATATTACGAGAGATAAAGTCAGTAAAGTTGCCGGGTTCTGCACCTGCTTCTGCAAACTGAATAGCTGCACCAACATCCTTACCTGCCTTTTGATTAGCACGTAACTCAGTAATCAAATCATTACCACCAGCTATTGTTTTACCAGCACTGTTGTACAGTTGTATAGCTTTATCTTCATCACCACCAGTAAATGAAGCAAGGTTCTGAAGCACTTCACGTAGTTCTTCTTTATCCTTCTCTTTCTTTTCCAACTCAGCACGTCTACGAGTAACACGGTACTGCCCCATACCGTCAATGCGGTCTTGAGTACGCTTCATATCGTTTTGCAATTGCTTATCTACAGCACTTGCAGCACCTGATACTAATCCCAAAAAGAAACTCATGTTTTATCTCCGTGCCATTAGGCCAGACTTAGGCTCTTCTTCTTTTACTTCTTCTGCTTCTGGTGTTTCTTCAGATTCATCAATCTTCTGTTGCATCTCTTTACGAACAGCTTCAATGAGAGTATCTTTAGTAGTATTATCTGGTACATCAGTGAGGCCACTATCATACTTTACACCTGCGTTGTCTCCAATAAGCATAATCATTTCCATAAGCAATGGCATTACTAGCATACCCACATCTACAGTATGCTTGCCATCCATTACACCTGCAAGCTGTATAGTGTTTGCAAGTGTAGTTACTGGAACATTCATTTCTAGAACGTCAGCCATCTGGTCCATAAACTCATCTGTCGACATACGCTCAAGATAATACTCAATCGCTTCATCTACAGTTGTGTATTGAGGTGGACTTTGCCACGGTCTTGCACCCAACTCGTGGGTCAAAGACATGCCGGGAATAGGAGCATCAAACATCTTGCAACCTTTCTCTCTCTTTACGCAGGAGCAGCATATGATGCCCTACTTTAAATGCGGGTTGCTTTGCTCTGCCATCTTGTTCATCTGACATAGGGTTTCTTGTAGGAGCAAGCAGACCCTTGCTCTCAGTACGTTTTGCTGGCACATCTAAGTTTTCAATGTCCATGCTGTGGTACAGTTGCTTTGCAGGATTAATAAGCGGCACTTCTTATCTCCTTACGTTCTACTACAATATCCATAAGTTTCTTTGTCATCCATTTTAATATAGGCTTATTACGAATAAACTCAGCATATGCTTTACCATGCTTGCCATACAAATCCCTAAACCATGCAGGTGCTTCGTGTTTTACCCACATACGGAATATAAACCAACGTGGGTCAGCCTTACCATATACTTCACGGCCTACCCAACAGAACTTGGCACTGATAAATGCGCTACCTAATGTACCAATCAAACCACCTACCGCACTACCTGCAGCAGTTTTGGCTGACTGTGCGGCTGTCTTAGCACGTTCATCTGCGTTTAGTGTAGCAATAGCCATATCAGCATAACGGTTCAGTTCATTCTCAGCAGATGTCCATGCCCATTCCATTGTATCTGCATAGTAGTTCCACAGATTATCATAGGCTTGCTTAGATACATCTACAATAGCTGCAGCATTAAGTTCATTGGCACGATTGACTGCAGCAGTATCAGCAGTAGCAATTTCTCTGCGCCATACTGCATTGCTTTGTGCAATAGCTAATTGGTTCTGTGCATTAAACTGGTCACGCTGATTGTTTAGCTCTGCATTAAATCTTTCGACTGTATTAATCTGACCTGCATTAAACTGTGCTTGACCATTTGTCTGTGCCGCATTAAACTGTGCTACTTGATTAGATAGATTAGCAAAGAACTGGTCTGTTTGATTTTGTGAACTTGCATTAAACTGACGTGCTGCATTTTCTGCTGCTTGGTCAGTAAACAGAGATTGAATACGCTGCTGACCTTTAAACAATTCAGTTTGCTGTTGATTAGACAGGTTAGCCATATTAACTTGCAAGAAAGCATTTGCATTTTGTACAGCAGCCTGTTGACGATTGTTTAAATTAGACACGTCTAACTGTGACAATGCTGCTGCCTCTGCCATAACCATTGCCTGATTATTAGACAGGTTCTGCAGGTTCATTGTATTAGCAATGCGTGAGTTTTCCAGAGCAACTTGCTGTTCAGCAGTAAAGTTCATATTAGCTACGTCAGATACCTTTGCAGCATTTTGTACTTTAGCTTGAAATGTCTGGTCAAACTCTTGGCCTAAGAACTTAGCCCGTTGCTCCGCAGCAAGCATTGCTGATTGCTGACGGTTTGATAAGTTTTGTTGTTCAAACGCTGCGGTAACACTTGCATCTGCTTGTGCAATAGGCAGTGCGCTTTCCATTGCAGCTTGTATCATAGCTTGACCAGCTAACGATGAAGCACCCAAGCCACGTGAAGCCATAGCACCCATTGCATTACGCATAGCACCAGCAGCCCATGCAGGTGTCTGACCACCCTGAAACTGCGTCATTAAGTCTGCTAACTGACCCTGTACAGTTGCCTGTTTACTGGGTTGTGCTGATGCAGCAGCAGCCTGTGTTTGTGCAGTAGCCTGTGCAGCTTTAGTGGCATCTACGCCTGTACCACTGATAAGTTCACCAGCTTGTATCTGACGCTGCTGTGGGTTATTCATTAAAATAGCATTGCCCTGTGCAGCTTGCAGATTACCTACAGAAGAAGCAGTTTGCTGTGCAGCAGTTACTTGCGCACGAGGGTCTTGAGGATTAGCTTGAGCAGCCTGTACAGCATTTACTGCAGTATTTACAGCCTGTGAAGCCATATCTGCTTGCATAAGATTAGCTTGCGTTTGTTGTGGCTGTGTAGCTAGTGCTGTACCTGCAACAGCTGGACTTACAGCAACAGCACCCGACACTTGCCCTGTACCTGCAGCTATATCTTGTGCTGCAGTTGTAGGTGTGGCAGCAGCTTGTACTACACCACCAATAGGTAGGGCAGGTTGGAACATACGCTGTGTAGTTTCTTGACCAATATCTAAAGGCTGACCAGCGGCTGGGGCAGTAGCTGTAGTTTGAGGTGTGGCAGCAGATGTGGTTGTACCAGTACCACCGCTACCTGCTACATTAACATTACCTGCAGTAAATGGTGGGAAC